TTATTTTCAAGTGCCGCTATCCCTTCGTCAACAGATAAAGGGTCAGGGTTAGTTCCTCCAAATCTTTCTCTAAACTGTTGAACAGTTTCTGGAATATTAAAGTTATCTAAAATTCCTTGAACAGATGCGTCAGGAGCGTTAGCGGCTGCTTTTAAATTTATTTGAGATCCTAAAGCAGCATATGCATTATCTCTATTAGCAGGATTTTGAAAAGCTTGGTTATATCTATATTGTGGATTAGGATCTCCGTGGCTGGACATGTATGGATTAGGAGTTCTTGCATTTCTTTGCCCTGGTAGCATAGGAGACATGCCGTATTTATCTCTAACAACATCAGCGCCTGAGTTCCAATCAGTTCCGCCGTATGGACCATCTCGCTGACCCGTCTCCCCTGGGTTTATTATGCGGTTCATTCTTTGAACTAAGTTAGCAGTCTCAGGGTTAAGGTCGCCAAGACTTATGCCAGGCTTCCACCTTGGAAGGCTAGGTATATATTCACCAAGATTAATCCATTCATTTTCGGAAAAGATTAGATCCGAAGGAATTGTTCTTTCTGGATTTTCTCCGCCGTCCATAATATCAGCCATTGTCATATCAACACTTCCATCTTCTACGGGCCTGCCGTAGTCTAGAGTTTGGATTCTTTGCAGCCTTTGGAAACTTCTTCATTTGACCTGCTGATCTCGCACAAAAGGACTTTCTTCTCGCTGCCCTCTTGCCTGTTGGTTTCTTTTCTGTTACTGCCGTCTGTAGTTTACTACCCGGATTAGCTTTTCGATAGGCTTTTACACCCTTTTCTGTCATCCCAGCCCCTGATTTAGTGGGCCTGAAGTTCTTTTTATTGCGCTTAGGCATCTTAGCCTTGGGCTTTTCAGATGATGCATGTCGCTTATACATCAGCTATACCTTGTTTGTTTTCTGCGATCAGGCATGACCTTGCCACACCCCTTGTTGTATTTCATGATGAATCCACCATTAGATGCAAAGGTCTTGACGTTAGTAGGCTTGCCGCCTACGCCCTGGGGCTGGGCTCTCTTCCTAGATACCGCGCTTTTTCTTTGAGCCGCCGTCATGTTGGCCGCTTTATCTGCAGGCACACACTTTGGGTACGCTCGTTTAGAGCCTTTGGTTGACTTCCTGCCACACTTCTCAAACCCACCGCCTGATTTAGGAGCGCCAATGTCTACCCAGTTCTCTTTATCAAACCATTTACGCAGGCTCATTTGATCATCCTGTATCTCTTAGCTACAAAGCCACCGCCATTCATTTTCTTTTTCTTTGGACCCCAATCTTTTTTCTTTTTACCGGAGGGATCTTTAATCTTTCCCGCGCATATCTTGCTGGCATAAGCATTTGCATAGGCTGACGGATAAACGTCAAACTTCTTCTTAGCTGCGCTTTTGCCACGCGCACATAGCTTGGTCATAGCCCTACCTCTACTGTGATGTCTCCGCTTGCGGTGACTTGTACTGTGCCTAAGCCTGATGTGGCTAGTAGCGTTGGAGCGGGATAAGATATTGTCTTAAAAGAATCCTCAGAGAACACCTGAAGCTTTTGCAACGTGGTGTTCCAGATTACATCTCCATCCCTAAACTTAGACCCATCAATAATTGCTTGGTTAAACTGTGGAGTCTGATCAATATCAACAGCGTTTAGATTAAGCTCAAGCACCCTGATAGCACGGTTAAATGTATCTGAAGTTACCTCTTCATCAGAAGATATTGGTAACTGTGTTTGCAGGATCTTGGCCATTATCTTTTGCCGTTGGTCTGTATGTCTAGCCTTGTATTACCAAGCCTGAATCCTACCCCGGCAGCACTAGACTGAAACCTTAGCGCAGCTTGCCTGCCTCTAGCCCTCATGTCTATCTTAGTAGTAGTGCCTGTAAACGAGGTGGTCTGCTCTGTTGCTAGAGAATCTCCAGGGTAGTTCCTTACCTTTAACACAGCGTCCACTGCTTGGCTGCTACCACCAGTACCATTAAAGTCAATGTCTGGAATCATCCTTTTAATAAACTGAAAGTCCTGCCCATTGCCTATGTCAAAGTCTCCTGACTGAATGTACACAGAGGCCATAGCAGAGCCGTCATCATCATTCCCCACCTCATGGCTATATAGGTATGGGGTAGAAGAGCTCTTCCCTGCAGCGATTGGATTGACCGACACGCCCTCATCTATCCAAGCAGTTCTGGACATTTGCCCTATCGACCAATGGTCTTCTACATAGTTATAAGTGACGTATCGATCAATTATCGTGGTAGAAGAAGAGCAATAGAACCATCCGACTTCATTAAATTCTTTATTAACAAATCCAAAAAATTGATATGACTGTGACTGATTAAAGTCACTGTAAACATAAGACTGAACAGAACACTTAATGCTTTGCACAGTACCTGAGTATTTGTAGAAGCCCTTCCTGTCCATCCAGAACACGCCTGCTGGGGTGTTAACAGCGCAGTTAGGACCAATCAAAGTAACGCCTTCGTTAATTAGATTTAATCCAAAGGTGAGAGGGGTTCCAATAAACTGCAAGCTGTAGAGGGCTACGTCAGTCCATATTAAAGTTTCCTGCCTAGCTCTTATCCCTCCAATTATTTCAGAGCCAGCAGAGCACCTGAGAGATCCTGCTGTGTTATCAGACCTAGGCTCCCAATCAGTTATGTCCTCTTGGTTAGAGAAAGCAATAAGCAGCGGGTCTATAGATCCCGATCTTAATCCCGTTGAGTTTGATATTGGATCTGCGCCAAGGACAAGAGCATGCCTGTCTACGTCTGAGACAATAACCTGAAGCCCCCTGGTAGGAGCAAGGTTGGACCCAGCAAGGTCGCTTAACTCAACTCCTCTTGCTGCCACCCCGCCAGAGTTAGTCCAGTAATAAACACTGCCTGCTCTTGGGTTTGCAATTAAGTCTTCTCCAAAGTTATCCATTGACCACAATCTAAGCTGGTTGTTTGCAGCTAACGATGAGGTTGATCCCCATGTTGAGTTACCCCAAGTGTCTGCACCCCAACCTGTGCTGCCAACAAAGACATCAAGGCCAACGCCAATTTGATATCTACCTACAGTTGATCCGCCGCCATTACCAGTGTCGCTACCGTTAGCAGTTACAGAGTTTCCATTAGCATCAGTTGCTAGAAAAGTGTAAGAGTTACCGTTAACAATAGAAACTACTTGGTACTCATGGTTAAGAACGGCAGCAGTAATAACACCGCCCAAACTAACTGCGCCTGAGAACGTAACAAAGTCATTTTGAGCAGCGCCGTGAGAAGCATCAGTTACTGTAACGGTGCTAGATCCGTTACTCGCGGCAAAGGTTACATCGCCTGCTGCTGTTGTAGATCTTAATGGCGTAATATCGTTAAAGTTTGCTCCTTCTTGTATGTATAGCTTAAACCTAGTGCCAAGCCCTAAGAGTTTTGATCCACCTAAGTTGACCCAGTTGTGCAGCTTTCTTCCGGTTCCTTCATAAGAAACTAAAAGATACTTTTGCCATCCGCCTATTTTTTCAGCGTATCCTTTTTTAAACCTGACTAGGTTGCCGTCAAACCATCCGCCTTCAGCAGTATAGCTAGTGCTTTCTTTGTTTATTCCTGGCTTAAATAGTAAAGGCTCTAATGGCATGTTATTTACCTGCGAGTCTTTCGACTCTTAATTTTAATCTTTCGGCTCGTTCTGGCGTTTGACTTGCCCACCGACTGTCCATCATTTCTACTGCAGCCTTAGCAAAGTCTTGCTCTTCAATAGCTGCCTTCATGTTCTTAAAGTTTGATAGCCCTCGCTGCCCCATTTGAAAGGCCATGTTAACTAAGACATGCTGCATCTCTTGCGGCAACTCATCCCAGTTACTGTAGATATTCATGCAGCCACCTATGGCTATCTGAACGTCTTCTTGGAAGAGAACGTAGCAGCGGTGTTCTGTGATGCACTGGTCATCAGGAACTTCTTCCCAATTAACTCCGTATATCTCTAGCTCTTTTTCTGGGTCCGTGTCTAATATTTTGTGACCTATCCCGACAGTTGCATGTAGCTCAGTGCAAAGGTAAGCATGAAGGATCTTGCCTTCATCAGATGAAATCTCTTGGTACAACTCTTTAACGTCTACAGTCATATCACTTCCCGTTATTCTTAGCGTTAGTGTACGCCTGACTTCCAAACCATACAGAAATAAGGCCACCCACACTGACAAAATAGATTGAACTCATGGCTTCAAGTAACTCAGCAGCTTTATCTAAATTTAAAAGATCGCAGAAAATAACTAACGCTGGGTAAAGCAACATGCCAAGGAGAGCTAACCAACACATATTCCGCTGGGCATCTGCTTTTTCATTAGTTGCTTCTAACGCTTGTAAGCGTTCACTAACTGCAATCTCTTCATCAGATACCACACCGTCACCGTCAGCATCGTACTTGTTGTACTGAGATCCGGGCTCTAGTTTTTTAGCGTTCACTCGCTTGGCCTCTTTGTCTTTTCCATAGCTATGTAATTAAACATATAGTGATCTTTTATGTAGCTTCCTTTGTCTCCAAAGGTTTCCATCTTTTTATGCCTACGCATAATGAATGGGACCATAGGGACAATATCCTTTCCATGCCTGTACATAGTGACATCAGTGTCATCAAGTATCTTTAATCGGCCACAACGAGGAGCCCCAAAGGTTACTATTTCTTTTACCTTAACCTCATCTCTTACCAGCAGGGCTCCTACGATAAGGGCTACAGCCCCGCCCAGGCTATGCCCAGTAAGAGTAATATCCTCTGGCTCAATATCTCTAGCCATGCATTCGCTCATCACCTTGGTGACAAGACGCTTGCTTGCTTTAAGAAAACCAGCAGGACACCAGCCTAAATCCTTGGTCCAGAGAGGAATAATTCTTATATCTCTAATGGCATCTAAAGGTTCATCAGTTCCTCTAAAGGCAAATACAGAGTCTTCACGTACAATAACTTCTATACCAGACTCTTCAAAGTCTAGATTATCGTAAGAATCTGCACAGATAACGCTTAAAACTTGATGGTTAATCATCTTGAATGTTGCGCTCATCTGGATCGCGCTCACAATCTACATGGTCTGAGCTACGCTTTATTTTAAATGCGCCATTTAAGAAGGGGACCGTGTTAGGTACTTCAAAGCTGTATTCTCTGGTTCCGCACACGCTTATAGATGAGCATCCAGAAATAAATAAAACGCCAATTAAAAGTAAGTGCTTCATAAAAACTCCTTGTAGTGCGGCCTTTGACGCACCCGACCGCAAAGGGGGGTAGGCATGGATTAAGCCCGCGTCAATTAAAATTTCAACACATATTACTTAAATAAGGAAGCGTCTTCATCCACCATCTTAGGTATGCAATATGCTGATATATTCTCTTGCCATTTATATGGCTGTCGATCTGATGCTGACTCTCCTCGCTCTACTGCGTTAGCAAATCTATTGCACCTATATATA